AGGCGTTTATTGGGCTTGCTCAGCGATCCACGCCGGCGCGGCGGGGCGCTGCTCGATGGCCGGAAATTCAGGCGATTGCGGCCAATCGCGCAGCGCCTGCATGTATACCAGCAGGGCGCCGAACTGATCATCTGACAGCGTGGTACCACTACCAATTTCTTGCTGATCACGGTGCCGCTCGCGCAGCCACATGGCTGACTGCAATTGAGCGTCCCGCCACTTTCTCTCGGCGCTCGCCAGGTCGTCAGCAGTTGGCGGCAATGGGTCAACAAGAAACGGAACCCCATTCTCATCAGCAACAATCAACTTCCCACTAGATTCGCCTGCCAGTAAATCAGTGCGCTCGCTTGCGGTGATTTCAACCCGATCCGTCGGGATGTGAGAATGCAGATCAGAGTCGTAAAACCCACCGGTAGACTTGCTGTAAAAAATCATATTCAGTATCCAACCGTGATCCATCTAACGACTTGCGCAGCATCGTCGTTAGCGATCGTAATCGTCGATAAAGTGCGCGCAGTGACGTTAGTTCCTGACTGCGTTGTGCCGCCCGTAATTCGATTAATCGACCCTGTGACGCCTTCCCAAAAGTTTGCAGCAGGAAAAGCAATCGACATTGTCGCCACAGCGGCGGTGTCTTGGGCCATCGAAAGAGCCCCCCACTGAATGATCAAACCACCCATCCAGCTTGGGAAAGTGATGTAACCATTCGCGCCCGGCGAGAACTTAAAGCCGAGCCTCAGCTTTTTCGGAGTAGCCATGACCGAGTCATTTTCGCTATCGAGCATTTGCGCAGCAGTGGCGACCTTTGCCGTTCCCTGATTGATTTCGGTCGCCTGCGCTGCCAAAGGCACCAATGCAGCGATATCAATGTTTCCCTGATTGATGGGCGCGTTCCAGGCCTTGATGCACCACATAACCGAAAGGTTTCGAGGCCGCGTTACCCCATAACTAATTTCAACCCGACTTGGCCTTTGTACGCCCTGCCCTGTCCCCGCCTGGTTATATCGAACGTAGGGGTAAAGCGCAGGATCGACATCATCCATACCCATTTCGGTAAATGCTTTATCGCCTGTGATTTCGGCGTAATCCGTAATGGTGTCGACTGTCGGCGCTGCACCGATGTTGTGGAACGTACCCTTTTGCCAGCTACCAACAGCTCGGCCTGCGTCAACGCCTCGGCCGTGATCCCAGCCCCGCAGGAACTCACCGCGCGACTCGGGCAAGCGGAAGTTACCGGCGCCCTCGTCACCCTTGTTGAATACCCCGCCCAGGAACGTCGCCAGATCTGGATAAGCCGCAGCGCTTTTGACGCTGCCATCCAGCTCAAGAAAGCCCGGGGCGACCTTGTCCACGGGAAACCCGATCATCGAGCCGACCGGAAGCGCCGAAGCCTGGGCGATCATGGCCGTGATTTGGTCCTTGGTGTACGTGTCGGTGATGCCATACCCGGCCAACGTGGTCGGGTTAGATCCAGACACGAAGACCCCACGATCATTGACCGTGACCTTGGTGTAAGTGCCAGCCGGCTTGTTCGCCGGCAGAAGGCCGTTCACCGACTCATCGACATACTGCCGCGTTGCCAAGACCACCGATGGATCGATTTTCAACTGAATGTTCGAGGTGCCGCTGGTGATGATGTGCATCCGCACCACCTGGTTACGCCCCGACCCTTGAGCGAGCAACGGCTTGTAGCTCGGCGGCACATTGGCGACCGCACTAAACACGCCGTCCTTGTCTTCCAGGGCCAACTCGCGAATATGCCAGCCGCCAACGTCGGGCGGTAACACCACCTCAGCAATCAGAACATTGGCGTCAGTGGGAGAAACCCGCAGCTGATTGAGCTGCGCCCGGTAGACCTGATTGATCAGCTTGGTTTGCGTCGGGCTAGGCACGGGGTCAGCGCCGTTCGCGTCACCGATCAACATGTAGCGCGGCTCCCACGGAACGCCGAGGGCATCGCAGTTGGTTTTCTTGGCGGCCCCCAGCGTGGTGATCATGCCGCCGAAAATAGAGTTTTTATCAACCATGTGGGTACACATCCAGTTCGTCTAGGGTGTATTCGCTAACGCCCGTATAACCCTGAATCACTACGTCGATATCGGGGTTAGTCCAGGGGTAAACGTCGATCTCGTCGCCGTCATAAACAGCGAAGCCGGTATAGGCGTCTAGGCGCGTTTCAAGCGTGATGTCGAGCCCGGTCATATGCCGGCTCACGGGCTTGGCGTCGTCAATCAGGCGCTCAAGCTCGCTGAACATTTCTTCAGTGATGCCGGTATCGAGTACGCCAACCCTAAGGGCGAACGTCGCCGGCGGGCCTTCGGGAACCGTCTGCCACCACTCGATCACCTCCAGCAGGTAGCCAAGCGGCTCCACCACGCGGCGCAGTGCGCCAATGGTTCCTTTGCGGGAGTGGATGTAGAACGAAGCCCGTATGGCATTGCGCTTGGCCGCCTCCGTCCAGCGGTCGTCCCAGCGATCAACAGACCAGGCCCACGCAAGGTGGGGCAGCAAATGAACGGGGCACGTCGTAGGGTTATAGAGAGAGCGCAGCGGGATCACGGTTCGATCCGCGCTCGCCGCCTCAATCGCCCGTTCCAGCTGAGTGCTATTGATCGGCAGTAGACTCTTCATGTCACTCTCCCAGCTTGACGCTGTAGCCCGTGCAGAACGCCGCCTGTGCCTGCGTGGGAGCAAGATCCTGCCAGTCGATCAACTCAACGCGTGAAACCCCTGGAACGTGCAGTTGCGCGTCTACAGCGGAACGCGCCACCTCGACTCCAAGGCGTTTGCGCGGGTTGACCCACGCAGCGAGGCGCCTTTCCGCTTCGGCCAGAGCGACAGCGCTTTCAGGGCCTGGGCCTTTCATGTGCAGCACCGCGTCAATGCGATACGGCAGCACCTGGGCGCTTTGCACCGTCAACCGGTCGCCCAACGGCCGAACGTTTTCGTCATTGAGCGCACGGGCTACCACGGCCAATAACTCAGGGCCTACCGCCCCATCCCCCTCCAACCCCAGCACCGTTACCGTAACGCACGCCGGCGACGGGCTTTCCGCCGACGCATCCGCCACCAGGGCAGACGCATTGCGCGCATGCAGCTTGTAGCTGTTGCGCGGCCCCGCCGTGGTCAGGCCCTCATAGGCCAACTGGATCCGCTCGCGGTAGGCATCGTTGCCTTCCGTGATCTTCTCCACCGGCGGCACTGCGCGCAGGTCTTCCGCCTGGATCACCAGGCGCGGCGTGTTGACGTTCGCACCCAACTGATCGAGGTCACTACCAATCGCATGCGCGAGCAGCAACGCCTTGGCGGCATCGTTTACCCGGGCACGATCACCAATGCCCACATAGGCACTGACCTCCAGCAGCTTGACCACTGGATCGCTCTCAAGCGGCGCACTCCAGTTGTCGCCCATGAATCCCCGAAAGACACTGAGCCTTTCTGCATAAGCCTCTTCAAAGTCCAGGGGCTCAAGCACGTCCGGCGCCGGCAATTCCGACAGGTCAACGATACTCATACACTTACCTCTAGCAGTACGTTTTCGCCCTCGTAACTACCGGTGACTTGGATTTTGATCAGCCCTCCCAAGACAGAGACGGCCTGTACGCGTTCCAGCTTCAGGCGAGGCTCCCAGCGGCCTAGCGCCCTGCTCGCCTCAGCCTGAACCGCTCCCTTCCAGCCTTCGTTTACTGGCAGATCCACGTAACGGCGCAACTTGCTACCATACTCCGGCCGCTCCCGACGGCTTCCCAGCGGGGTGCTTAGAATGTCCCCGATGCATTGCCGCAAATGAGCAATACCCGAAATGGGCTGGCCGGTGTGGCGGTCCATTCCGATCATCTAGGTCACTCCTGCAGTAGTTCGAATTCCTCATTGGATTTGAGGTAATCCAGCGCTTCAGCGTCAGTTCCCGGCACCGACACACGCTGCTTGAGGACCACAAGAGCGCGGCCACTGTCGGGCAGAATCAGGGTGCGAGAGGTATAGAGCCTGTCGCGAAACGTTGAGCCACGCCCAGCGCCGGCAACGGGTGTTTCAGAAGTCTTGGCCATGGTTTCCCCCGGGCACAAAAAAGCCCGCACGCGGCGGGCCTGTGAAATTGAACGGCTAGTGTTTGTGGTTCGCGCTGTTGCCGCCAGCGTCAAGGATCTTGCCGGCACTGGTGATGTCTTTCACCGCATGCAAGGCGCCCTGGACCGCTATGTTTTTCGTGACGGACAAAGAACCTTCAATGGCTACGTCTGCAATCAACTTGACGTTGGCCGTCGTGACCGTCACCGCGTTATCCGTAACAACCGCCTCGGTCGCACCTACTTTGATGGTCACCGTGCCCGTGGGCAAAGTGATGGTGTAGCTCCTGGCCTTCCAGTCGTAGACCAGAGAACCACCATCATCGAACCGCCACACCTCGACATGATCACGATTATCCGGTGGGGCACCGGCGCCGCCATACAGCCCAGGTACAAACGTGCCCATTCCTGCCTGGCCGCTGGGGTTGATCAAAACCCCCTGCTCGCCCAGGCTCGGCGCACGCCAGTGTCGAGCCTTCCCTGCCGCCTGGCTGTGCCAGCGCACCCAGGCACTCACCCACTCACCCGACTTGACCCGCACGGCCGGGGCCATCAAATCCACCCCGACCACCACACACGGCATCAACATGGCCGCGATCATCCGGTCATGCTCGCCCGTCTGATAACTCATGGCCCGCCCCATGGACTGTCAATGTCCGGGTACGCTTCAAGGTTCAGTCTAAGCATGCTGGGCTTCTCTTCAGGGAAAGGCCAAACCTCAACCCCCAAATAGACTTGGTGAGTCCACTCGACTACCCACACAACATAGCCATCCAGCTCAGGCTTGGTCCAATCCTGAGTGGCTCGCTCAAATTGCGCGACGTTGATCTCCAGGCCCCAGCTTTGCTGTCGGAGCAGCACCGCCAACTGCGACACCAGGTGTACAGCTTGCTCATGGTGATTGGCTTCTATCGGGTCAACAATGATCCGGGCCTCAAACTTGCAGACCAGGCTGGATTCGCCAGTACCGATATCGATACCCGGTTCAAACTCAGCCATTTCGAGAAAAACAGACGGCAGTGGAATGCCTTGGTTTTCCTGAATATCGGGCCAAAATACAACCGCCTTGATGCCCGACAGATGCTCCGTCAGGTGTTGCTCGATAGCCTGGTACAGCTGACTCAGGCTGAACGGCTCATCGGACATTGGCGCTCCCCTTCAGATACTTTTGCAGTTCGTAGTTGAGCTCTTGCTCGAGGACTACCAGCAACTGTTCATCGGCGCGTTTGATCCACGCCTCAAAGTGCGGCCGGGCTTGCTCCAGCGATACCTTGGCTTTCGCCAGAGGAAAGCGGTTGTCGTTTTCCTCAACGAAACCACTGCGCCGACGGCCCTGAGTCGCCTCAGGGTAATCATCGCTGTTGAAGTGCTTGCTCGCAGTACGGATCCAGATATCGGCACTGTTGCCGTACACCTGTTTGTAAAACGCCCCCTGATACCGACGCCCCGCTACCGACACCCCCCTGCTGGTCTGACGCACCCGACCGATGCGGCTGGCCTCGATCGCGTTGAGGCCGAACCACAGCTTGCCACGCATCGCACCGCCACTGGTGGGGTAAGCCCGCAAACGTTGCCGGACGGCGCCAATGGCGATGCGCTCTTGCTTACCCACTGCCCTGGCGATGTGGGTACGCAGCCACCCGAGGGTTTTGTTGATCGCTCGCCGCTGTGCAGCAGCTGCTGCCTTTGGCACAAGTCGGGCAAAGTTCTGAAAGATCTTTAGATCCGCCAGTGATGGCTGGATGTTGATCAAGCCACCGTCGCGTTTCTGCTGGGCGTAGCTGCCTACACTCATGCGCGTTTCCTCAAGATCAAGGCCACCAGACCGTCGCCGCTGGGCTCCAGCTGCAGCAGGTCGTATTCGCCGCCGCCATCCAATGCCGGCACATCGACGGTGACCCGCAGTCCCTTGCTCAGGCCATCAGAATCACGCACGCGAATTTCAAAGCGAGGCTCGCGGATGGCGGTTTGGGTCTTGCCAAACTGCGGCGCCTTCCATGGCGCCATGAACATGCCCAGCACCGGCTCGGCGCGACCTTCGATCTGGGCAGAATCGCCCAGCGTTTCGAACACCACGTCGTCGATGTCGTCGATCAGATCGCGGAAGGCCACGGTCACATTTCCAGCAGGATCTGCGCCAGAGGCCGCGTGCACATGTGCAGCGGGTTGGACTGGGCTTCACCGGCCATGCCTTTGTTGAAGGGCAGCGGTTCGATCTTGCTGTAGTACGGAACACCTTCGGTGTTGACCGTCTCCATGTAGTCGGCCGGTGCAAATACCGAGATGTACAAGTCCGGCACGCCTTCAGGGATCAACAGCGCTTTGTCATCATGCACAAACGTCATACCGGCGATCTTGCCGCGATAGCGCTCCCAGGTGATGCCGCCGTAGTCGAAGCTTTCACGAGCGTCACCGCGAAGAGCAGCTGCTTGCTGGGTATTGAGGTAAGTTTTTTTCACCTCCTCAATTTCCAGAAGGGCGTTCCAGAAGTTCTTGCCGCAGAAAGCACGTGACCCACTGCGGGTCACGCTGCCCAATGCTTCCTCCTGCATATCCAGTGCCTCACCACACTGCACACGGAACGACTTCGTTTCGCCGGCCAGGCCCATCGACAACGACTTTCGCTTCACGCCAAAACGGTCATACAAATCGAGCAGCACCGTCTTGCCATCGGCATCGTAGATTTTGCCGTTCAGCGCGCCGAGGCGCTGGAATTCGTGAGTAACGTCCAACTGCCGGCGTGCCTTGGCCAGTCTCTTGTTGACCACGTCCTGCACCGACTGAAGCTCGGAACGCGTGCCGAAGGCACGAATGCCCTGGATTTCGTCGGCTTTGATGGTGAAACGTTGTGGCAGATGCACGGTGTTGAACGGGATCAGCGTACGTTTGGTACCACCAACCACCAGACCGGACGTGCCCCGTTCACCCGCTGGTACCAAAGCCAAGGTGTCACCGTCCTTTTCGATCTGTACCGTGAGGGTGGTAATCCCCTCCTCTTGGAACAAACCCAGGCTGCCGATGCGCCCGGGCACGTATTCCTGTTCGTTGATTGCGGCGGTCAACGAAGACACCGAAAAAGCATCGTCGTTGAAGATTTGAATGTCAGCCATGAACCGGTCTCCAGAAAACAAAAAACCCGCAAAGTGCGGGCTGAAAGATTTAGGCAAATCGCCTTAGCGGACGATCACGTTTTTTGCGTCCAGCGCCTTCTCAGCAGCAGGATCCAGACCGGTCAAATGTGCTTCACTGACCTCGGCCTGACGCACTACCGCACGTCCACGGCGTACTACATCCGACATGCTTAATGGTCCATAGAGGATCGCACTGGCGTTCTCGCTGCCGTCTTCAGCGGTGGGGTCGTATGGCGCAAACTCACCCGTAGCGGTGACCAACCCGAGGATCTGGCCGGGTTCTAACGCAGGGCCGGCGGCTACGTTGATCGCCTCGCGAGAAATAGTGCCGGGACCTTCGGAGAGCAAGAACTCTCCCGCGTGCATCGATTCAGTTTTCATGCTCTTGCTCCTTTCGAGGTTCCATTCTGAGCCGCCTGACGGGAAGCCCAGATCGAGTGAGGGTCTGCCTGTTTGGCCTGGACCTTAGGTACGGGGTCGTTATCCAGCGGGAGGCTGTTGTTGATTTCAAAGCCGCCGCCACTGCCCACCAACTTGTCGAACAGCCTCGCGCGAACTGCGGCTTCGTCCAGGCCAGCGGTGATGAATTCGCCGGTCAGCTCTGGCAGTCGTGCGGCAACGCACAAACCGTGCAGGGCTTTGGCCTTGGTCAGCGCCGCCTGGATCACCGCTTCGCTATCCAGCTTCGTGGAGGCGAGAATCGGATCCACCAAGTTGCTGATGCCCGCTGCTGCGCAACCTTGTGTGACCATCAGCGCCATTTTGGCCGCGTCCAGCACGGGAGCCGGTTCCGGTGGGTCGTTCAGCTCTGGCAGCTCCACCTCTGGCTCTTCATCAAGCTGGGCGAGCAGTTCCGGCGGGGCATGCTGGAACCGCGCTATCACGCTGCCCTGGCCGAGGCAGGCACTGACCTTGAGGCCATCCCCCACTTCATCGGCCAGGCCAAGTGCTACCGCCTCGTTGGCCGTGAGCCAGGTTTCAGCGTTAACCATGCGCCGAAGCTCAGCTTCGTCGATGTCCGGCGCCTTGGCTTTGTAGGCCGCGATGATCGCTTCCAAGGTCTGATCCAGGACATCCGCGACACGGCGGAAGTCTTCGGCATCGCCACCGGTGAAGGTGTACGGGTTGTGAATCATCAACATCGCGTTGGCCGCGATCACCACCCGGTGCGCGCCGCATACCGCAACGCTGGCCGCGCTCGCCGCCAAGGCATCAATACGTGGATCGCCAGACCATCGAACAGATCACCGCCGATGCTGTTGAACGCAACGATCACCGGCGACACCCCGTCATCCATCGCGCGCAGATCCTGCACGAACTGATTGGCGGTTACGCCCCAGGCGCCGATCTCGCCATAGACAAAGATCTCGATGTTGCGCTGCTCAGCTTCTCCGCTGGCCTGGAGCGTGTACCAGCTCTTGTCCGCGACCTTTACCTGCTTTCCCGTCTTGTCATAAACACGCGGTTTCGATTTTTTGCTCATGGTTGTTCCTTGTCATCGATCGTCTCGATGGCTTCAAGAGTGCTGTAATTGAGGCCGAGGCCCGCGGCTCTGGCGAGATCGGCGGCGTTTTCCGTGTCGACCGTTTCCGCGTCGTAACCGGTGCGCAATACCATCTCGCTGCGAGAGGCAAAGCCCGCCCGAACCTCCATCTGTCGCGCCTGCACGTCCTGCACCGGCTGGATGTAGGCCCAGCCCTGCGGCACCCAGCGGGTGCGTAGGTATTCACGCCGACGCTGCGCGTAGTCCGACAGCGCCAGGGCACCGGACAGTACCGCCATGTCCATCCAGGCAGCACGCACCGGGCGACACAGTTGATGCACGTACACGCCAAATTGCAGTTGCTCCAATCGGCGCCTGAACTCGTTGAGCACCACCCGCAGCGCCCGGTCGTTGACCTCGCGCATGTCGCCAGTGAGGATCTCGTAAGGGGTGCCAGAACCCGCCGCCGCCGCCATCAGCTGCTGCCGCATGAAGTCCGGGTAGTTGTTGCCAGCGTCGGGTGGTTTGGAAAACTCCACCTCTTCACCTGGTCCCAGCTCCTGCATGGTGCCGGGCTCCAGGGCGACCATTGGCGTGAAGCCGTCGCGGTCGGTGGTCAGCAACTGCCCCGTAACTGGATCCCGGGGTTGCGGCCCAGCTTCCGGTGGTGGCCGCTTGATGAAGCCGGCAAACAGGTTCGCCACTTCCTGGCGGAACAGCACCGCGTCGTCGTAATTGTCTAAGCTGCGCAAGCGTTTCAGTACCGGCGCCAAGCGCGGCACGCCACGTAGCTGCCCAGGCTCCATTGGTTCGAAAATATGCAGCACCTGCGCCGCCGGCACACGCACGAGCTGGTTGTAACCGGCGTTCAACGACGACGAATCGCGGGGATGCGACAAGTACATCCAATACGCTACGCGCTTGCCCGCCGGGTTGAACTCGATCCCGGCGCGAATCACGTTGCCGTTTTTGGCCATCTCGAATTTATCGTGCGGGACAAATTCAGGGGCCAGCGCCTGCAGCTGCAGCGGCACTGCCAAACCTTCGCTCGGACTGCGCGGCCGCAATCGCACAAAGCATTCACCGGCCGTTTCGACGGTGCGGGCCACAAGGGCCTGCATGCCGTAGAAGTCGGTCAGCTCGTCGGCGTCCGCTTCATCCACCCAGTCTTCCCACAGCTGCTGCTGGAGTTTGCGCAGGTCTGCGTCTTCAGTGGTCGGCCTGGGCGTGATGCCGGTACCGATCAGGTTGCTGACGCGCTTGTCGATGACGTTGAACGCGTACGGATCGTTGCGCACCGCCGCCCGAGAGCGCGCACGCAGGTTGCGCAGTGCCGGGGTGTTGATGCTGTTGATGCCGTTGTCGGTGGCCTCCCAACTGGCCGAACGACGGCCCTCCCCGGCGCCTTCGTAACTGGCCTTGATGTTCGACGGCAACAAGAATCCGTTACGAGTCAGCGTCGGATAGTGTCGAGCCATTAGAGTCCTTTGCCTCCGTGGGTAAGCCGCACCACGCGAGAGCGCGGCCCGGCGGCGTTGGTCAGCGACGTGCGGATCTCGTCACGGGCCTTGAGCAGTTCGTCGATGGAGCGGTACTCCACCGTGCGGTCGCTGTAGCGCACGGTCTTTTCACCGCGCGCGATGGCGCGCTCGATGGCTTCGAGGTGCTTCGGGGTAAACGACATATCAGCGTCTCTTCAGGTAACCGCTTGTTGAACTGCGGCGTTGAGGGGGTGCAGCGGGTCGCGGTTGGGCGACCGGGGCAACGGATTTCGGCGCTGGCTGTGGTGTCACGGGAGTCTGCTTGGAGGCCGTGACACGCTCGGCGGTGACCACCTTTTCATCGAACAAGCCGGCCTGGGCCAGAGAGTTTCGTACCCGATCCCAGTCGTGTTCCTGATACCGGTTGATGCCGAGGTAATGCGCCATTGCCAGGCAATACACCATCAGGTCGAGCGCTTCGTTGCGCTCGGCCTTGCCCTTAATCCACTCGATACGCTTGTGACCACGCACGTACTTAGCGACCTTTCGCTCGGCCACGCACTGGGCGAAGAACTCATCCGGCAGGTCGTTGGCAAAGTGCACCGCACCAGGGCCAGACTCAAACGGGTAGCGGTTGTAGATCCAGTCCTTTGCAGTGTCTGTTCCGACAAACCAAAGTTCGGCGCCGCCGCGTTCGGTCTGCCCCTTCCAGGTCACATCAACCATCGAAGGCCGCTGAGCGATCACCGGCTTGCCGGGCTTGCTCGCGCCCTTAATGGCGAAGATGTTGCGCCAGCGACGCACGCGGCAGAACTGATACACCTCATCCGTGTGGTGGCCACCGGAGTCGACAGCAACCGCAAGAATGCCCAGGCCCACGCCGCAAGGGTGCCGGTAGCGCTCCTTGAGCAGCTCGTCGAGTACAGCCCAGGTACGCTCATCTGATGGGTCACCGGCGATTACTCGGTGATCGATGACCCAGCGCTCCATGCCTACACCCCAGCCCATGGCCATGAACTCCAGGCGATCGGCCTGCACGTCGACAGCGCCAGTGATCATCATCACGGCAGCAGGCATCGCACCTAGGGAGAAACCCTCCTTGCGAGCCCGCTCGATCAGGACCGATGCCTTGGTCTGCTCTTGTGCACTGTCCCAGACCTTTGCCAGACGAGTGTTGTAGAACACCTGCATGGGTTCAAGGTCACCCTTGGCCTGGGCCTTTTTGGCCTTTTCGAACTGCTTAGCCAGCGACCTCCAATCCATCCACCCCGGCGGCGAATAGAGTGCGTTGAGGTTGAAGCCCACGGTCTCCCCATCGCCCGGACTGTGGGAACGCCATTCTCCCTTGGCTAACATCTGCCCCTTGAAGTGCTCTTCGATCAACACATCGCAGTCCAAGCCGGACGCAGCGCATTTGTAATGCACTACGCTAAAGTCGGCTGAGTAGAGAAGGTTCTCCCATTCAAGCACTTGCATGTGGCCACAGTGCGGACATGGCACGTAGTAATAACGCTGGTCACTGGACTCAAACAGATCAGCGATTCGCGAAGCACCCTTGATCGTTGGCGAGCTAGAAAAGTAGAACTTGGCGTTGCGACCAAAGGTACTCCCACGCGTCTCCGCCAGTTCGATAGGGTCCCCCTCATCGCCCACGTCGACCTCCCAGCGATCAACTTCATCGCCGTAGATGTAGCGTGCCGACAACTCGGCCAAGTTAGCCGCAGAGCCTGCAGTGGTGACATACAGCGAGCCTCCCTCGAACTCCTTGGTGTCCATGGTATTGCGCGAGTCCCGCGAGCGACTTGCTGCAACGCGCTGGCGCAATACCGGAGTGGCCTTGATGGTCTTGCCGATCCGAGACGACACCCGCTTGGCAAGCCCCAAGCTGGGTAGCAGTGTGAGAATGTTGGACGGGGCCATATGGATCAACCCACCGATCCAATTCAACGCAATCTGCGTTTTCATCAACTGCGAGGCCACCATGGTCACGACTCGTTTACACGGGTGTGCCGGTGAGAGGCAGCGCATCGGCTCGCGAGCGTAAGGCGTTCGGGAGGTCCGGTACTGACCAGGCTCAGCGGCACCGGTATCGCGGGGTATGCGCATGTACTCATCTGCCCACTCATCAATCCACACATCGGGATCAGGCTGCATACCTCGAAAGTAAGCCTCGCGGTATACCTCCGCGCCATCAGATCTGGCCAGGGTCATTAACCACCTCCCAGTTGGTTTCGAGTGTGTGCCCGAAGTCCTCTGCGGACATGCGACTAGCCTCTTCGAGTCTTGTCCGTAACGCTGCCGTCAGGCGTCGTTCGATTTCCCAAGGATCAGTCATAGCGGCCAGTTCCGGCGCCAATTGGGGCGGCATGCCCAAGAGGGTGTCGCGCAACATGCGCCCAGCGTTGTAGGCCCCCGACTGAACCGCGACGATCTCGACCATCGAGCCTTGGGCCTTGTGAAACTCCATCTCAGCCAGCTGCGCCAGGTAGTACTCGCGGTGCGCGCGAGCCTTTTGAAAATCGGCGGGTTTCCCGGCGGTAACCATCGGCTGCGGCGCAGCCGTGGAAGTCGGCTCGGCAAGGGTGCTGAGTTGGCTGTGAACGTCACGCTCGATCCGAGCCTGTTGATGACGAGCCGATACAGCGGCCTTGCTTGGATCGGCTGTTTCAACGATGAGGGCTTCGGTGGCCAGGACATCGACCTTTTTGCCGTCGGGCGATAGCACCAGGCGGTTGTTATCTTTCAACCAGGTGATGTAACTGGGTGACCTGCCGATGCGAGCCGCGAAAGCGCTCTTTGACAGGTAGGTTGGTTCTGTCATGAGCCCTCCTTTTTCAACGGCTTTTCAATGGAGCCTTTTCAATTTCAATGGATTGAATTTCAGTAAGCTGGCAGCCCTGCCGCTAACGCTTTCCCGCGGGTTTCATGCCCCGTGCCCCTCGAATGCCGCCAGGGTCCCCGGCGACTTTCGGCGCACTATTTTGACGCGCTCCGCTACAGGCCACGTATTCCGAGGGCTACAGCACATCACGCCTGACCGCTGCCCGAGGGCGGCACATCGCACACGCCCAACCGCTTGGCGGCCCAGCGTTCATACAGCCCGATGGCGACATCGGCGCCGGCCATCGCGGTGAGGCATCCGATGCTCCCTGCCGCCAGGACCGACATGCCCGAAGCGTGCAGCAACATCATGGTGGAAAGGCCGCAGACTACGCAGGCCCCGGACCGAAGGAGCAAGCGACGAATCAAAGACCAGCCACTTACCCCCGCTTTGTCGGCCCGCCATGCTTCGCCGGATATGCCGCCGACCAGGGACAACACGATCACCATCCAGATCGGCATATCAATAAGCGCTTGCTGCTCGTTCGTCATCGCCCTACCCCATAAACGCAAAAACCCGGCGCAATGGCCGGGTTCAGTGTGGTGGTGAGTCCCGCTGCTTGCGGTCGCACCTATCGAAGATGGGTACTTTTTACAGGCGGATTCTCATGGCAGCAAGCGGGTTTTAATGCCATGGAGCAATATGGGTGCAATACGGGTATGACGTGGGTGCAACGCAGGGACAACACATTCAATCGGTTATCGCTTCTGGTGCCCTGTCTTACCTGTCCCACTATTATGGATCAAAGTAGGACAGCTACAGGTGCCTAAATACGGGGCTCTGCCCTACTGTCCTATCTTTTTTACTTATCTCTTATGTATAGAGAGAAAGCTAAAAGCACGCTTGCGCGCCATGGGCGCGATTACGTGCCCGCTATGCTCATGTGTGCGTGGGGCGGGTGAAGGTTGGACGGTAGGACAGGCCCAAAACGACGCGGCCTGCGCCTGTCCAACTGCGCCAAATGGCAGTCGGACAAGGCGGGACAGTAGGACAGAGGCATGCGGAGTGACGCCGAGGGTCATGCGGCCTTCCCCATCAGCATGCCGGCGATGTGCAAGTGGGCCTCGTGAAGGCGCCGGTAATAGGTAGGCGCACTGCAACCGCAATACAGCATCTTCTGCGACAGGAAGCTCTCGTGGTTGCAATAGTGCTCGCGCACGACGACCGACAGCTGCGGCGGCAAGTGCTTGTTGACGATCAGCTCAATGTCGGCCGACTCGTCCAGCAGCACTCGACTACCCCGCGTGCCGCGTATCAACTCCCCTTTGCACTCCATGAGCATGGCAATCATGTTGCCGCCATTCGGCCCACCAACGCCGTCCGGCATAGGCGAATGCAGATCCTGCGCCCAGAGCTTTAGCATTTCGTCGATTCGCTTAATCAAAGCACGGCTCCTCAATCACCGACTGCTGCAACCCAGACGCACGCCCCCAACCCGTAGGCTTTTCATAGGCCCATGGCCGCACGCCGCTTTTTGCCAATGCCGGCATGCGCCGCTTACGCCAACCCAGCCTGTGCATGATCGCCCCCACTCGCATCTGCTCGGGCTTGCCCCAAAGACCGAA